CGTTAAAGGATCCCCCTGTCACCTGGCTGCTATCAAGCATTACCATGACAAGGTCTGGCACACGTATTCGTACAACGTGCACCGCCACTTCCGTTAAACCCAACATTGGTTCGGAAGTTCAAACGTGTCGCGGCTGCTTTCGCAGCGCATGCGACACAAGAGAGACCATTTCCAATGGCTTGAGACTTATTAGGATTCGCTACCGGATACCCGGGAGTGAACTGCCTGATCTCGAGCCTAAGGAATTAAGCAAGTATCTCTCTTACCTCCTCCTTCAGGGTAGGAAAAGGGCCGCTGTCGTGTTTCCTAGGAAACAGTCTCTTCGCAGGGACAGCGACGGTCTTCTTCCCCTGATGCGTATGCTGAAGCACGAGAGATGGGAGTTCGCCCATTCCATCTCTTCAATTAAACGCAGCCTTCCTCAAGGCTGCAGGCAGCATACACCATCCGCGCGTCCTGCTTGGGAGCAGAACGCGTTCTCTACACCCCCTCCCCCTTCTTCAGATTATCTTCGGTTTGTGAGGTCCGAAGTTTCTAAACTCTTCCCGTATGATTGGGATCGGGACTATGACGATTTTGTTTGGCGTCATGTGCCCAACGCTTCCGCCAGGATGAACAGCCCTAGGGCTGACCTCCACTGGTGTGGAAACGGAAAAGAGTTCCGTAGACAGTGTCTTACAGGCCGATCAGTTCCGATTGATCAACCTGTCAAGGCCCGGTACAAGGAAGTCATGAGTGCTGGTAAGTGCAGGCCTCTCGTCATTTATGACGAGACCACCGAAGTACTAGCACCCTTGCACAAGTGTCTGGATGCGCATCTGATGCGTATGCCATGGCGCCTTGTCGGACCACCTACGGAGAAGAAGATATCATCTGCCTGTGTTTACCCTTGCCAGACCTCGGTAGATCTGGTGAGTGCCACAGACAACCTGTCACTCGATGTGACAGAGGCAATACTTGGCTCTTTGCTTCGAAAGAGTCGCATTCCAGGACCGATTCGCTTGCGAGCGTTTCAGTCACTCCGGCCATTGATTGATTGTGCCGGTGAGGAGAAGGAAGTATCGCATGGGCAGATGATGGGGAGCTATCTCTCCTTTCCCCTCCTTTGCCTTCACTCTTACCTCGCAGCGCGTTGGGCGCTTCGCGGGGAAGAAGGCAATGTCCTCGTAAACGGCGATGATACGCTTGTATCGTCATCCCGTTTTCTCGAAGCTTCAGATTACCCCAGCGGGTACTTGTTAAATGATCTGAAGACTATTCGATCCGGAACCGTAGCTGAAATCAATTCGACCGGGTTCCTAAGAGGAAGAGGGGGTAAGTGGCGTGAGATTCGCAACTTACGGAGAGGTGGTTTTCTGACCGATTATGCTGGAATGCAGCACGCCGCCAAGGCGGTCTCCAGCAGCGTTGCCTGGACTGATGCCTTCATCAGGTCCAGGATCGGAAAGAAATGGGGATTTCTTCCCTCCCAGCTTCGGTTAAACCCGAAGTCCTACGTAGCTTTCGAGCGAGGTAGGTCAATGTGGAACAGGAACTATACCTGTCTACCGGAGGCACCCAACGTGCCTTCCACACTGCTTCAGGGTGTCCGTAGACGCCTTGATCCCGATGAGCAAGTAGCTCTGTTCCTGCACCAGTGGGCTACAGGTCGGGAGGGGGGGAAGAAGAGAGACGTATTTAACCCGTCGGTGGGTTCGGTACGTCGGACCTACGCGTACAGGGCTGTGAAGCCCTGGTCCCGGCTGACTTTCCTTGGAAAGCTGGCGGCTCTTAAAGTGGAGCCGGCGCGTAGGGAGGAGGAGCTGCGTTTTCTACCAGTAGATTACGTCAGCATGAGAGAAGATGTCGTTCTTAAGGAGCTTGCCGCTTATGGCTCCTCGATGTTTGAGAACGACTAACTTGGGAAGTGGTCCCTTGGCCAGAAATGTCGCGCCTGCGCGACGGTGGGGGTGAACGTGAAAACGACCTTACTCATACGCTCGTCTCTGCTCCGCAAGAGATTGTCATTTAGCCCGTGGAGGGCCTCCTGCGTTAGCGGGAGATGGCAGCCGCCGTTACAGGCTGGGGCATCCGAGGTAGGGGACGGCGATAAGCGTTTGCCAGGGTTTCTGGTTGGCGCAGTCTCGTAGTGGTTAGCGACCACTGGCTGTT